TCCTTCCACGGCGGGTCTTCCAGGTTTACGGCAGTTGATTCGATAGGCGCTTTCTGGTTCGCCATGCCTGGCGCTGTCCTGCACGCTGCGATCTTGTTCCTCGGCTTGTATTCGCCGTTACCGGCCTCGGTCTTTAGCTTCACATCGAGGTGCATTCCGATCAGGTCATCAGATTCCTTGCAGTTGGCGAGCCCACAGGCGTTGACCAGGTTTGAAAACTGCCGTTGTGCAATTTCTTTCGGCGCTTCGCTCGGATGCCAAAGGTTGTAAATTTCCCAAAGGCGACGGCCTGCGTGGTCAGCGTCGGTAATTTCGAGCTCTACTTCGAGGTAGTCATTGCCGGCCTTCGATGTCTTACGCACGGTGCTGGCGATGCACGCCTTGTACCAGCCGTCGGGCAGTGGCTCATAGGTGCGTACCTCGTCATCAGATGGTTCCAAAATATTAAAATCAAGTTCTGGCATAACGTTCTCCTTAAACGGCTTTGAGTTGCGGGGGTTTGCCGAGAATCTTTTTCTTGAGCTCGGCGAGGTTCTGTGGTTCGAAGATGTCCAGCTTTCCCGATCGATCCTTTGCATCCCACTGACCGTCGCGGCAGGTCTGGAGCTCACGCAGCATCCTTTTCGGTTCTTTTGGATGAGGCGCGACACGCATCGCACAAACCAAATCGAAGTAGTAGGGGAGTGCCTGGCCGAATTTTTGACCGGGCATCTGTGCTCCATAGAGCATGGCGCCAGTCGCATCGTCTTTGCTGCGATCGAGCTTGGCGGTCATCACGACGTTGCAGTGCAGCGCACGGAAACGTTTGACCAGCGCGGTCATAATGATTGCGAGCTCGCCGTAAGCCTTTCTGCCATCGGCTTTGTGCTTGGCTTGTTGCTCTGCTAGGACAATCTCACCAATCTCGCTGATGGAATCGATGCACACCCAAGCCGGTGTGCCTTTCTGTTCCAGATAGTCGAGCACTGCTTCGACTTCTGCGTGTGTACTGACCTCCACGATCTGGATGTCACCTGGTGCATCTTTGATCGAGAGCAGTCCAGCTTCTGCACTGATGATCAGTGTGGATTCGCCGGTCGTCGAGCACAGCCAAGTTTTTCCCGATCCTGCGCCGCCATAGCACAAAAGTTTTATCCCTTGCGCAATGACAACATCTACAAGACTCTTAAAATCTATTGCCATTGGGTTCTCCTGATTACACAAAAGTTTTATGAGATTACACGTACGTGTAATAAAGTGTCAAGACAAGTGTATATCAGGGGGTGGCTCAGTAGATGAGCCCGGGCAGGTGGTACCGGAATCTGGTACCTGGAACTAGCGGAAGTTAGATGTTCTCGAGACGACTACACCGGATATGGTTGCATCTCCCTGGACTTCAATAATGGGCGAAGGCCAGTTGGGGTTGATCGCCCGAAGGTAGGTCTGCTCGCCCTCAATGACGAGTCTCTTGAAAGTGCTGGTATTGTCGGAATGTAATCGTACAACCACGTTGTCGCCGTGGCGCGGTTTGATTTCGGGGTCCACCACGATTACATCACCGTCCTTGAAATCCGGTTCCATACTCTCTCCAGTAACCGTCAGAGCAAAGCCGGATTTTGAGACACCAGAAGGGCAAGGCACCCATTCCTGGCCGTCACCAGGCACATAAGGGTCATTAGTTTCGGCCCAATCTCCGGCCTGGACCCACGAGATCAGGGGTACTTCGACAATCTGTTTGGGCGCCCGAAGGTTCATCGAGCCGTTGCCGGTCACTAGCCAGTTGGGATCGACTCCCAGGCAAACAGCAATTTCAAATGAGTGGCGTGAGGTGCCAGCGTCGCGCACCTCGAGGTTGGAGATAGCCGCGGTTGTGATTCCGACACACTCTGCAAGGTCGGCTTGGCTGGTTCCAGTTACGCCTCGCGCCACCCTCATCCTTTGACCTAATGCCATACCAACTATTCTATATACAACAATTGTTTAACAGAAGTATACAATACTTGACTCATATACACTTAAGTTTTATTGTGGCGACTTACTAGTGGTGACACACAATGAGGGTTAAGAATGAGATCGCAATCGACTGAACCCGACCTCCTGGTCAAGATCGATGGAAATCTGTTCCCAGCCGACTACGTGGCCGGTCGTAGGGCTGATATTAATGCCACGATCAGCCACTGGCGACGGACAGAACAAGCCAAATGGCCACAGGTTGACCGCAACCTGAAGGGTTGGCGTATTTACTGGGCATGGCCTGACAAACACAATTGAAACATCTCAAACGCGCTGTCGCCATCGCTGGGAGTCAAGCGGAGTTGTCTAGGAGAATTGGTGCCAGTCAGCAGCAAGTTTATAACTGGCTACATCGGGATAAAAGATTGCCGGCCGAGTGGGTGATACCGATCGAACGCTCGACAGGGGTACCGCGACACGATCTTCGACCTGACATTTATCCAGTAGAGAACAAATAGCCGGACCCATCGCCGGCTAATTCGATGGGACCATCCTCCTTAGCGGGACTAGCTCCCGTAATTCAGCGGGGGCGCAAAGCCCCCGCCTTTTTTTATGTCTGACGACCTGATCGCCGCTTCGCAGGCCGCAAAGGAGATGGCGATCGAGCAGCTCCAGCCGAAAATAGAGTTGCTCCATGCAGAAGCGGAACGAGACAGGCGTAGAAAGAAGTTCAATAGCTGGGACGAGCCCGAACCATTAGAGCCCTGGATCACGATCACTGACTGGGGCATCGATCAATACTTTGGAGACGCAAAGCCGGTTGACTGGCTGATCGAGGGCATCTTGCCGAAGGCGACACCGGGCATGATCTGTTCGCTGGGCGGTGTAGGTAAGTCATACCTGATGCTGGATCTCGCCATGCGTGTGGCTGCCGGCCCTGGTCTGGGGCCGCAGTTTGCGCTAGGCGGCCGGATACCGAAGCGCGGCAAGACCGTGTTCATCACGTCAGAAGACTCGAAGAACGCGATCCACCGCCGTCTAAACCAGCTCCTGGTGCGTGGCGAGATGGAGAGCGATCTCCAGAAGGCCAAGCTGCTCGACTACATGTGGGTGGTGCCGCTGGCCGACACCAGCGCCGGCTTGCGCACTTTGCTGACCCACATCGGCGGTGAATACCGCATGACAGACGCCTGGTTAGACCTGTGCGACCAGGTCAACGCGATTGGTGAGGTTGCCCTGGTGGTTCTGGACCCGCTCCAGGCGCTGGTACAGGCCGACATCAACGCAGACCCAGCGGCAGCGCAGGTGTTCTGGTCCGCGGCCGGCAAGCTGTGCGCTGAGTCCGGCGCGACGGTTTTGGCGACACACCACATGCGGAAAGACGGCTCGCGAGAGATCGACGGGCCGATGGCTGCGCGGGAAGCTGTTCGAGGTACTACCTCGCTGGTCGATTCAGCGCGGTTCGTGTGGGCCGCCTGGCTGCCGCAGGCTGGCGATCGGGACGCAGTCGAGCAGGTCATAGGCGAGCCGCTCGGTGAGCTCGACATGGTTCAAGGGGCGGTGGTTAAGAGCAACGACATTGGCCTGTCGGCTACGCGGACGTTCATTCGGGACAAGGTGAGCGGTCTGTTGATTGACCGCACCGAGCAGATCAGTGAGGAGCTCGACGCACACCGGCATCTGACTGACGAGCAGATCAGCGAGACCTTTGGTGTGGTTTCGATGCGCTACCAGAGCGGAGATCCTTTCAGTCATCACGGAGCTGCGAAGTCCAGGTATCTCGGCACCTGGATGATGTCTCACTTCGATATAACCAAGGACGCTGCTAAGGAATACATCAGCGAGTGGCTGGCGCAGGGCCGTTTGGTTAAAGAGCCGCACCCGAAAATTCAGCGAGCTCAGGGTCTGAGATATGAGCCCTAAACTTCATACAAACTTCATAAAAACTTCATATCCAAAATGGCGTATGAAGTATATGAAGAAGAAGTTCTATAAGAATAGAACTTCTTCATCATCATATTTCTGGCTTCTTGGGCCAACTTCACTTCATCTTCAACATCACTCCCGATGGAAGCTCTGAGCGATGAGCAGGAAGGCGGTTGGAATACCTTTGTTTCGTCCGCTCGAAAGGTGGGTCTCGCACCGTGCGATCGAGACTGTGAATACCGTGTCCGCTGTTTTAATGACCGCCTGGCTTGCCATCCGTTTTTGCGCTGGGTTCATGGCGGCGGTCGCGTGCTTCCGAGCGATCGGTTTCCGCCAAACCGGATGATCTACGAGAGGATCTTTCCCAATGATAAACAGCCGACAAAAAGGCGCAGCCGGTGAGCGTGAGGTTGCTACGATCCTGCGCGAAGAGCTCAAGCTAGAGATCCACCGGAACTGGCAGCAGCAGGCTGCCGAAGGCGGTGCGGATCTCTCTGGCGTGCCAGGCTGGGCGATCGAGATCAAGCGGGGTAAGAACATTCGCTTGAGTGACGCTTGGCAGCAGGCGGCAACGCAAGCGGCTAGAACCAAATCTAAGCCGGTCCTGATTTACCGATTCGATCGACAAGACTGGTTTGCGATGATGAGCTT